TAAGCAAATTAAAGACTTTCTTGTAAATTCAGGAGTACAAGACTTCAGTGATGACAGTAAAGCTATGAATGAAGCTATAGGTAATAGCTTAATGGTTACGTTTATATCAGAAGAATACATTAGTAAAAACAGAGATAATCAAGAGCCTGTAATTAGAACTGCTACTAAGTATAGATGGTCTGCTAAGTCAGGAGGTAAATGTACATATAATAATGACATGAACCAGACTCTAACTGATGATCAAATGGCTGATTTTAGTAAGCAACATTCTGATTGGTCAAATGCAAATAGCTCTATGAATGCTGCCGCATCAGATGATGACATGCCTTTCTAAAGATATGTAAATGAGAGAGATAACAGATCCCTAGGATCAGGTAAGTGTCCTGCTAGACAGGTTAAACTTTTAAGATTTAAGTGCGCCAAAACTCCAATGGTGAAACTCTCAAATTTATTATTATCTTTGCATTATGGCAGAGATATTTATAGCAGGAAACGTCCCATCTAGTAAGAACGGAAAACGATGGACGGGAAAGTATTTAATCCACTCTAAAACAGTTATGAATTACATAAAAAACACAAAAGAGGATTGGGTTAATAATAAAAACAAATTTGAAGAACTAGTGAAAGGCAAGGAGATACCATATAAAATAGAATTTACATTTATAAGAAATAGTAGAAGAAAATTTGACTATATAAATCCTTGTCAAACAGTTCAAGACTTAATGGTAAAATATGATTATATTCAAGATGACAACTGTGATTGTATTATCCCTAGTTTTGGAGAATACAAATACAACAAAGAAGATTCAGGAGTAATAATAAAAGTATTATGACAAATACAACAATTTTGAACAACTTTATTACAGACTATTGTGAAAGAGTTGATATATCACTAGATGTATTGAAATCTAGAAGCAGAAAAAGAAATATAGTAGAAAGAAGAATGGTTATTGCGCATGTATTAAGAAACAGAGTCGGGCTAACGCTCAAGCAGGCAGGAAACTGTATTAATAAAGATCATGCAACTGTAATACATTATAACAAAGCTATAGAAAATTTCTTAGTAGTATACCCTCACATAAAAGTCTTATACAGCCACGCTGTACAGTCTTATGAGAAATTTAAAATACAACTACATTCTACTTATGATATAAATATCACAAAGTATGAGAGAGAAACAAAACTAGTAGACATACTATTAGGAAATCAAGAAAAATTAAAACAAAAAATTAATAACTTAGAAAAAGCATTATATGGCAAAGAAAAGTAAAAAAGTAGAAGTAAACATTATGGGATCAAAGTACAAAGTAGATGAAGATGTAAATAAAACATTACAAGCCCTATCAGAAGCATTGCATTCTCATGAGGTTGCGTTATTAACTTGGGCACACAAAGATTATAATGGAGCTGAAGTTTATGATTTAAATGGATTTAGAGATGCATTAAATGAGTATTGTCTGAACATACCTGAAGCTGAAAATATTCTAAAAAGAATGGTAGAGCTAGACAAGCAACATTTAGATGATGCAGAAAAAAGAAAAGAAGGAATTAGTGCTGAAGAGTTTTACAAAAAAGAAGACAAGCCTAAGAAAGAACAGGGAGCAAATTAGTAGTAACTACTTTGTAGAACTTTCTTAGTTTGTTTTTAATTGCATAGAGGCCCTCTTTCGGGAGGGCTTTTATGTATTATAACAAAAAAATGAAATTAATAAAAGATCACAACTTATCACATCACAACTACTACGAAGATACTGAATATGTATCTAACAGTATGTTGAGCAACCTTACTGGTAAATCACCAGAATATTTTAGATTTGCTTTAGATAATCCACAACCGTCTACACCTGCAATGAAATTTGGATCTGCATTACACATGAATGTATTGCAACCAGAAGAGTTCAATAAACATTACGCTGTATCTCCTAAGTTTGATAAAAGAACTAAGCAAGGAAAAGCGGATTACGCAGAGTTTGTAAAAAACAATATATTTAAAACTGTTATATCAGAACAAGACTATCATTTAATAGAACAAATGACAGAAAAGCTAATGAGAGATGACGATGCTAAGCTTATGCTAACTAATGGTCTTAAGGAGCAAATTATAGTATGGGAAAACGAAGAGCATGATGTTAAGTGCAGAGGTATGCTTGATGTATACAATAAAGATGCTAATATTATAGTAGACCTAAAAACAACACAAGATAGCTCTTATTACGGCTTTGCAAGCTCTGTAAGGAAGTTTAAGTATTATAAGCAAGCTGCATTCTACATGGATGCTGTAAAGGCTCATGAGTTCTATATTGTAGCAATAGAAAAAAGTCCACCATTTAGTATTAACATTATACAAATAGGTGATGACTTACTAGACAAGGGTAGAGAATTATATAATAGAGATTTAGAAATTTATAAATACTGTACTGATAATGATTATTGGCCTAGTCAAGGATTTGATTATCTAGATAAGAAATCAGAAAGAAGTATACATATAATGAATGAAAATATATTATAATGAATCCACAATTCAAACAAAAGTTTATAAAGTATTTATTTAAGCTTATTCCAGCTAACATAAGGAAGGAGTTTGGGGATTTTGAAATGACAGAATACAATACAGGATATATCAGGATGCATGGAGGTAACGTGCATTCTGTATATCTTATCTGTAGACCCTCTAAGCATTCTGAATTACAAGGAGAGATATTTGTTAAATATAAGTATAAAGAAAAAGACTTTGTTTATGACAAGATATACTACAGGCCTGATGGCTGTAATGAATACAGGTACAACAAAGACTTTGATATAGACGCTATATATCTTACAGGATACTCTATACTACCTACTTTAGACCCTATAACTAAAAAGCATTTCTTTGAAACTCTAAAAGAATGGGAGCAAACAGATAATATTCTAAAAGAAACTAATGAATATGTATCTGCATATCAGGTTATTAAAAATAAAGAAAAGGTAAGAATAGCTTATATAATATGCTCTGATAAGATTACATCAGTAAATGATGAAACACAGAAAATAGTAGATAGTATTACAGAAAATTTTACTATTAAAAATTGTATATACGGCTGTAAAGGAACTTTAGAAAAAGATAAAGTTATAAAATCAGACCCTATATACTTAATAGTATATGATAAAAACGCAGAAAATATAGCAAAACAATTAAAAAAGAAAGTATGAAAAATTCAGTAGTATTTGAGGGAGGTATTGATAAAGTTAGTACCTTAGCAGACGGTAGCTTAAGAGTTTATTTAGGAACTCCTGAACTGTCTAACGAAACAATGGTAAACTTATTTGGTTTAATTAAGAAGCCTGGTTACGTATTAATATCAACAAACACTATCAATCAAGATCAGATAGATGCAGTTGAGAAAGCTACAACGAACGCAGAGTTTAGTGAGAAAACGCCTAGTCAAAGAATGAGAGGTGTATTGTATAAGCTTTGGGAGAAAACACAACCTAAAACTATGAATGGAGATAGTGGTGAAATGGAATATGTAGATTTTGATTTATTTTACAAAAGACAAATGAATAAAATAATTGATCACTTTAAAACAAAATTAGACTAATGGGTAAACACAATAAATATTATTATGAATTTGATAGAAATATGGACTTTACTAGAAATATAAATCCTAAGATGAAAATGTCTAAAAAAGAATTAGGATTAAAAGACAATAGAGTTCCAGATTACTACAGAGGTAGAAATGGATATGAAGCGAGAAAAGTTTGTGATAATTTTGATTTACCATATCATTTAGCTACAGCCACAACTTACATTTTACGCGCATACCATAAGCACGATACTCCTGTTGATTGTTTAAAGAAAGCAATAGCGCATTTAGAATTTGAATTAGAAAAAATAGATGATCAAAAAAGTTAACAGAAAAACATTTAAAATACGACCATCTGGTAGGTCTACAGATTTTATATCCCCTAGCTTTGGTTATGGCTGTTTGTATAACTGTTCTTATTGTTATATGAAACGCCATAAACCTAGAGGGTTATCTGTAGCTACAAACACTGAAGATATTTTAACTGAAATTAATAGTCATGCTGCATTTGCAGTAGTTGACAAACCAAACCAAACACATGAGAAATATATAACTTACGATATAAGTTGTAATGAAGATTTTGCTCTTCACGCTAAACATCATGAGTGGAAAAAAATATTTACATTCTTTAAAAATCATCCTGATATTATGGGTAGTTTTGCAACGAAGTATGTTAATCCAGATTTAATTGAATTTGATCCTGAATGTAAAATACGTATCAGATTTAGCTTAATGCCACAGCGCAAAGCTGATATACACGAGCCTAACACATCTAAAATTATAGACAGAATTAAAGCTATTGATGCTTTTATAGAAGCAGGTTATGATGTTCATGTGAACTATAGCCCTATTATAGTATACGAAGGATGGTTAAACGATTACTTTGAGCTTTTTAGCATGATGAATGATTATGTACAGTATAAAGAGCAAGTATTTTCAGAGTGTATATTTTTAACTCATAACTTTGAAAGACATACGTTAAACTTAAAAAATCACCCACAAACAGAAGTAGATATATGGACTCCTAATATACAGGAAACTAAAACATCCCAGTATGGTTGTGAAAACATTAGATATAATTACAAGCTTAAACGAGAATATATTAATCAATTCAAAGAACTACATGGTAAAGTAATACCATGGAATAAAATTAGATACATATTTTAAAATGGGAATATTTACATTAATAATAGTTATATTAGCAACTACTAGTTTATTTATATATGCATATAAATTTAACCTAGAATTACAAAATAATAAATTAATAAAAAACTTAGAAGAGTATGCCAAAAAAGAGGAAACTAAACAGCAAAAATCCAAAATACTGGGACCAAAGCAAGCTAAAAGAAAAAGAAATAAAAAAGAAAGAACTCGTATGTACCACGTCTAATGGCACTAAAGTATACAAAACATGGTACGTTTAATTTAATTGTAATATGGCTAAGCTAATAAATAAAATAAAATACATTCTGCATAGACTAGGGTTTCACAGCCCTAGCTGCAGAAGAAGAGTCTATACTACAGAGCAAGACTATTTATGTTTAATAACGGGTAATACCCACAAAAAATTTACACTATGATGAAAGCAGTAGGCGCTAGGGTTATAATTAATCCAGACAAAGCAAAAGAAACAACAGAATCAGGAATTATATTAACTGAGGTATTGCCTGATATACCTGACAGAGGAGTAGTAGTATCTGTAGGTGAAAAAGTAGAAGAGTTAAATGAAGGTGATTATGTTATATTTGATCCTATGGGAATAACTCCAGTAACTTATGAAGAAGAAGAGTATTTCTTATTTTATGAAACTCAGATCATAGCTAAAATAGAGAAGTAATGGGGTTCTTAAAGCATTTAAAATCTACTAATCAAGATGATAACATTAGGTGGATTGTAAAATTTAATAAGAAAGGACTTATTAGAGAAGTTAAGCAAATATACAATCCTTCTGAATATTATGCCTTTAATAAACATAAAGGTAAAAATGCAAGACCTCTACATAATAAAAATGTACTTATCAAAATTCTAGAGGAAGATCTTACTAAACGCTAACATTATAGTTTAGTATACCTTGTAAACCGTTCTGTCTACTATATATAAAAGCTTGTGCTTTCTTTATATTACCGATAAAACCTTTACTATCATGCCAATAATCAGTTGCAGACATAGATGAAAGATTTCTAACAGTTATACCGTTAAGTTCCTCTATGGCCTGTAACTTCATGGCTTTATTAGTATGGAAATGCCCTCTATGTACTTCTACATACACAGTATCACTCCATAAGTTTTTAAACCTTTGAGCTATAATACCTGGAAGGTTAGCTGTTTTAGGCCCATCACCATGATCAGATATAATAAGGTTGTTACCATAAGGTAATGCTTTCATTAAACAATCACTATTATCTACTTTAACATTTTTGTTTTTATCATAATAAAGCTCTAGTGTATCACCTAAGTGCATTACAGACTCTCTATCATGATTACCTGGTATTACCATAACATGAACATCAGCCACTTCAGATAGTATATCAACAGCTTTAATCATAAGTTTTCTAGCTTGTCTATACATATCTATATGGTAGTCTGAATTAAATTGAGGTGTGCCTCTTGTTGTTGCTGGTATAGGCCAATCTTTATCAGAGTTTAATAAATCATGTCCTACAATAAAAAGTATCTTATCTATGTAGTAACCTTGAGCTCTGTATAATAAGTGCTCTATAGCGCTTAAAAGACGGTTCTCAGCTATCTCCATACTATACTCATCTCCTTTTATACCAATCTTACCTAAATGTAAATCAAAAGCTGAGATTTCTAATAAATGTAAATCATTTCTATCGTTAGGTCTTTTTCTTTTAATTTTTGAAACTTTTGGAGATAAATTACGTAAATCTTCAATAAGTTCTTCCTTAAGTTTACTTAAGTTAAGTTCCGCTTTGATTCTTTTTAGAAATGCTTTTGTCCTAAACATTGTAACTGTAACAGGATTTCTATCGTTATCAAAACCTGTAACTTCATATGTACCAATGTCATATTTTTCTACTTCCCAATTATTTAAATCAACTTCACATGCAGATAAAAGATCCTCTAAAGACTTTACTCTAGTGCAATTTTCTGCTGTTAATATAGCATTAGTTTTGGTTTCTTGAAAATTTATAACTTCTTTTTCTTTAGGCTCTGTATCTGGATTTTTTGCTCTTAACCTTCTAGCTACTAATCTAACTTGCTCATAATTAGTTCCAAATTTTTTAGCGGTGTCTGCGTATTTGCTACGCATTAAGTGTGGGTTGTTTAATAGATACTCCCTGATTTCATCATTTAAAGACATTTTGTATTTTATTAATTATCATTAACGCCAAATCCATGCTGGCTTATCAGTGATAAATTTACAGGAACTATCTTTCCTTTTTTACGACCTCTTTTTAATTTATTAACTGCTTTATTAACAATTTTTTTGTTAGTAAAAATCTCTCCTTTATTATGTCCTTTAACAATAAAGTTATTTAGTAAGTACTTTTTTTTATTACCATCAATAAAAGTCCATTGAGATAACCAAATAGGTATATTATATCTTTTAGTAGGCTTATCCAACTAAAAACGTAAACATTACTCCATTACTATCTACAGTGTGAGCTACTCCATAAAAGTAAATCTTTTTATTTATATTCTCAAAACCTTGACATAATTCATATAAACTTAAACTTGTAGCGCTATTAAAAGTTGATGATATTATTCTATATAGTTTGCTATCTAAAGAAGAAACCCTTCCACCTCCTACTATATTTTCTAAATCACTTGGAGGTGACAAACTCCAATATAAACTTATATTACTCGTTGAGCTTGTTGAGTGTAAATAGTTAATTATTATATTATTTAAATTTTCATCAGGGTTTAAAACAAATAAATTTTCTATTGAATCTACAGTTGTTAGCCTGTATCCTAAAACTTTTCCATTTGAAATTTTAGCAGCAACACTATTGGCATCAGGAACTCTTGTTCCTATAATATTTTTATTATTACGAGACTCTTGTGTAGATATAGCCTGAAGTTGTGATGTGTTTAAATTAACAGAGCTTCCGTCAGCGCTTCTATCAATATCCTGAGCTTTAGGATTTCTTTGAACGATAGGCGTTGTTCTAGTTCTTTTAGCTTTATATTTGTCTTTTATTATAGGCATATTTATTTATTTTACACAATTATTATAGGTACTTTCAATACTATTGTCATAGACACATAACTTCTTGATGAAGTGCTTTCTGATAGCGAAGGTAGTAAAATTTGACCAGCAAGTAAAGTGTGATTTGCTGTCAAATCTTCTAATCTACATATTCCGTTATAATTAGATCCTCCACCACCACTATATGAAGATGTAGCAACTGCTCTTAAAGTATAATTTGTATTACTAGCGTTACCACCATATGTGCTAAATTCTTCAGAAGTCCATAATCCTGCCTTAAAAGGATCATTACCAGATAAATCTCTTCCAATAGCCGTAAACCCAACTAAAATGCATTCGTAAGGAATAACTATCCCCATAACTCCAGTTTCTCTTCCTAAACTTACTGTAGATGTTCCAGCAGTAGTATTAGTTCCGTTATTATCTATACCTGAATTAGTACCATCCCAAGCATCAACAGTACCTCCCTCCCAGTTAAACTCACCATCAGCAGATGCATCTGGGAAATTCCAAACAGTATTGTCATTATTTGTTCTACCGTGTATTTGAATATATGAATACATATATTTACCGTCCACATAACTTTTATTTGCAGCATCTGTACTTGCTGAAACTGTGTCTATACCTTGTATTCTACCTGTTCCTGATAAGGTAATATCGCCACCACTAACAGTTAAATTACCAGCAACAGTTGTTGTTGACCCAATAGCATTAGCTATAGTAACATTAACCCTGCTAGCCTCTCCTACTGAAGCTGCTGTAGGGGATGATGCTACAAAAGCATCTGTAAGCGATCCTTCATGCGCAACTTGTATATTTATTTCCCCACACTCATCCCCACTATCAACTTCTTCTATAGAACCTTTTATACCTGCAAAGGAATGGTTAGTGCCAGCACTATTTTCACCTTGAAATAGTAAATAACCTAAAAACTCTCCATCAGCAGAATCAGCCGCATTCTTTCTTAACGTTATCATAGGGCCTGCACCTATTGATGTTTCTGTGCCCTCTAAAATAAGTTGTGGGTAATATTGTGTAGAAGATGTTAAATGTAGATTATCAGTGTCCATTGTAATATCATTACCAGCAGCTTCTAAGATTATATCACCTTCAGCATCTAATGTTATATTACCATCTGCTTCTATTTCAAAATGAGCTGCCGTTCCAGCGGCATCATGTGTTGTTATTTTTGTATTACCATG